TGACCAGCTCTTTGTGATGTGAGGCAAATTTAATCCCACAAGACTCCACTTAGATGACATCTCTTTATTGAACTGAGGATCAGTCTCGACCTTACCCTCATACTTTTTTAATTCCCAAAACCAAGGGATCTTGGTGCTTTTGTTTGGCTCACGCTCTTTGATTGTTATGCCTAGAAACTCGAGAGTCTTAGGGCCAGCAATACCAGAGCCCGCCAAGCCTTTAGATTTTTGAAACACACTTGTTGCAGCTTTTGTCATGTTGTCATAGTTACCGTCAACAGTAAGGCTTGCCCCGTTTTCATTAAGAGCATTTTGAAACACCTTCACGTTTTCGCTTGTCTCGCCAAAAGAAACCATAGAGGTAATTTCTTTCTTGCCTGAAGAAGTCCCGCCAAAAAGAGATTTGAATATATTGGCAATTGCTTCAAACAAAAGAGCAAGCCATGACTTGCCCTCAGCTTTTTTAGGCTCATTCACAGTAACAACTCCTATTGTAAGGGATGGGTCAGATTCAATAATCAATTTGTAAAGTGCAAAACAACCAATGTTGTTGCTTATCTTTGTTGGATTATAAACACCGTCAGATTCAAAATAACCTTTAGAATAAAGATTGGTATGCGAGAAAACATAAGGTGAGACCAGGCCTCGGGTCCTGTAGCCAAAACCGTTGTATCTCTCCCACTCATAAGCAGCTCTTTCTAAAGACCAGTTTTTTATTTTATCAAGACCTTTTAAAACAACAAAAGCATCGGCAGCGCCAGCCCCCCAAGAAGAGAAAGGACCGCGACCCGCAGGAACATCAGTTGTTTTTCTGTTCAATGGCTGTCCATTACCAAGATAGCTTTTGAAAATACCAAGGTCACTAGCATCTTCACGCGTGTGTATACACATGGTAAAAGCGGCAGGGACTCCAATAAGTCTTTCAACTTCTAAGTATTTTTCTTTATTGTTAAGGAGCTTAGGTAAGACAAAGCTCTTATACCAAGAAACGTCTTCATCTTTAATTTTAGCACTTGATATTAAATCTCTGTATCGAGTTAAATCCATTATCTTCTAGCCTTATCTAAGAACTCCCGCTCCATGATTTCAAATATCTTTTTGTAGTAAGCATTCATCTCGATGTAATCTTTGTATGGGATAGCCACCATTTTGTTAGCACTCGGGCTGTTCCAGCGAATGACAAAACGAGTTTCTTTATCGTTAATGCATTTAAAAGTCGGACTAATGTTTGATTTATCGTCAACACTTGCGTTATCATAACTACACAGAGACGTTTGAGGTTTCTTTGGAAGACTTAGTAAACAGCCACTAAAAAGAAAACTGAGCGCGATTATTCTTAAGTTTTTGTAAAACACCCCAAACCTCCTCACTCGTTGACGCTGATTCCATTTCTTCAATCAGCACTTTTGCTATCTCGTCATGCTTTTCAAACTGATTAAGACGAGCCTGCTCTTGACTGTAAAAAGTCTTTAACTCTGAGAGCTCGCTTTGAATAATGGGCCTAATGATGTCACTCAAAAGGCCTGTTAAAAATGCGGTCAACTTAAGCGATGCCGAGAAGCGCTTTTACTGTATCAAGGGCCTTGTTGTCGAAATCAGTTTCTGTTGAATCGACATAAGCCTGGAGCACATCAGTCATTGAAAGCTTTGCATACATACCTGCATCAAGCTGTTTACCATCATAATCAAGGTTCACCATAAATATCGACTTATCAATTACCTTAATCTTGAGTTGAGTTTCTGGTGTGATTTCTTTATCCATTACTGTGTGTTGTTCGTTCATTCTATCTCCCTTAGTTAGTTTCCTTACGCTAACCCCATGGATTGCAGTTACAAGGAACAAATATTTATTTAATTCTTTTCGCCCACATATAAGTCGGATTAGACGCAGCATTAGCCCTCAGTTGAGCAGCAACAACTCCAGCGTTTCCAAGCTTGAACCATGAAAGCTTGTAAGTTGTGTCGGCAGTGACATTTAATTCTTTAAGCTCTGCTCTTAAGCTGGTAGCTGATGATGTTGAAGATGCATCTAAGGGTATTAACTGAGTCGCCCCGCATCTTGTCACAACAGCATTTGCCGCAGTTCTGATTTGCACCGTTGCTGATGTACCAACGTCAGTTGCACTACCGGAAATCCTAGTTGTCATTGCGGCCTGAAACCCAATTTCCCAAATAGTGTTTGCTGGTAGAGCAATTGTTAGGCCCGAATCGGTGTAACTGCTATCTGTAAAATTTTCGGTGTTATCAGAGCCTAGCGCCGCTTCAAAAAGAGTATTTAGCTTCATAGACCTTATAACTACATTGCTCCCATCAAGCACAATGTCTACAGATTCATTTTCGCCGGTAAGAGGGAAAGTTGATTTACCGTCAATAGTTTCGGCTGAGTTGCCATCAACAACAACGTCATAACCGCCGGAGACATCATCAATTCTTTTTATTGTAAATACTTTTCCAGCATTACCTGAAGATGTTGGCAAAGTAATTGTTACGTCATTTGATGAAGCATCAACTAGGATAATGTCGTCACCAGTTGTGGCAGTATAGTCAGCCGTCTTTGTTGTGACCGATAAACTTGAGCCCGCCACACTGTCTACATAAGCTTTAATACTTTGTTGTGTTGCAAGCTTAGTTGCGCTGTTGCTACTCATTGTGTCTTCATCCAAAACGCCAGTGCCACTAACGCTGCCATTTAAAACGGGGTTAGCTATATTCGCCTTTAGATCAAGTGCCGCTTGTTGAGCCGTACTAACTGGTTTATCAACATCACTAGTGTTGTTGGCGCTCCCGAGGCCAACCATACTTTTAGTTATGCCACCAACAGTCCCGGTAAATGTTGGACTTGCGATGTTTGCCTTAAGGTTTAGAGCGCTTTGCTGGGCCACACTCACTGGCTTGGCGCTGTCTGATGTGTTGTCTACACTCCCAAGGCCAACCATTGATTTTGTAATGCCCGAAACCGTGCCCGTAAATGTCGGGCTCGCGATGTTTGCCTTTAGATCAAGTGCTGTTTGTTGCGCGGTACTTACCGGCTTACCAGTGTCTGCAACATTATCAACATTTTCTAATTCAAGGTTAACAAGTGCTATTGAAAGGTCTGCAAGATCATCTAAGTTGTTTGCAATAGCTAGCGCCCCGGTGGCGTTAATAAGGCCCGCTAAACTTTGCACATTATCTTCAGTCCATATTGTTACATCACTTGAGGTTTTCAAAACAAACTTGTAAGAACCACTAACAATTCTTACCTGAGCCCTTCCCGCCGAATCTAAAACAACCGGATTTGTATTTGGCTCTACGCCAGCAACATCTTTAAATGTCGCCCTTGGGGTTGTCGTGCCCGCATCATATGTATAAAGAAGGCCGCCAGACAAAGGCTCGCCGTTGTCGTCGAAAAATCTATATCTCGCTAGTGGTGCTAATTCAGCCATGATTAGAGCTCCATTACTGTAATTTTTAAATTTGCATAAACAAAAGTGCCGTCACCGGAATTTATAGTGACCTCATAATCTGGTGTGCCCGGAAAAGGGGTTTGAATAAATTTACTTAAATAAAGTGGTAAATTTAAAACCTCACTGCTGGTGCTTGTGCCAATAACAGCATCTATGTGGGTTGTTACGCCGTCATAAACTGATAAACTACCAAGCGTTGCTCCGCCATTCGTATAGGTTACGCTGCCCTCAACCATAATTAGGTGCGGTCTACTGGCTGACGTTAACGCCGCAGAAACAACAGCAACGTCCGATCCGTCATTAGTTGAGCCCGTGCTTGCAACAGAGCTTAAGAATGTTGGAGCTGCTCGCTTTACGTTGGTGACTGATCCGTTTGCAAGTTTAGCCGTGGTAACCGCTCCATTTGCAATTTTTGCCGTTAGAACCGAAAGGTCAGCTATATCTGAAACATTATCGACCGTAAAAATAGAATTATTTTCAGCATCGAATAACGTGAACTTATAAGCACTCGAACCAATCCAAACCTCAGCCTCACCGTTTGAGTCTAGAATTACAGGGTTATCATTAGCTGTTAAAGCGCTTTCATCGGTGTAAGTCACAAGTGGCGTGCTTGTGCCCGCCTGATAAGAATAAAGCTTGCCGCCAACCAAAGGCTCGCCGTTAGCGTCAAAGAAACGTTGTTTTAAAAATGGTGCGAGTTGTGCCATTTACTTTTCATCCTTAAGGTTTTTGATCTGTTCCATGATTTTTGAAAGAGCTTTTTTAGACTTCATCGTTGAGGCATTTGCTAATAGCATTTTGCCTTTTTTAGTTTTCAAAGCCCTTTCGACATTTTTAGGGTCATGAAAAAAACCTTCCGTATCTGAATTAACAAGATTAGAAAACCCATCTAGCTGCCACTTAGACTTGCCCTTAATTGCGACCTGTTTTCCCGAAGTGTTGCTTTGCTTTTTATCAGCAGCCTTTGGAGCTTTTGAAACACTCCCCTCAAATCTTGAAACGATAGTGTTTAGTGCCGCCGGATTATTTTTGAAAAGAAGTTGTAATTTGGGAGTCATTTTAAGGCTTTTTGAAACAGCATCAAGAGTTTTTGCAGAACTTGAGGCTCCATACTTACCAAGACCTTTTTTTGCCGCCATAATTCCAATCGCAGTTGTCCAGTCGCCCGTGGCGCCGCCATAAGCAATCGCACTTCCCCCAACGATCCCGTCGGTAAGCCCTATGAACTTATTGCCCTGCTCCCTTGCTTGCTTGTTAGTTAAAAGCATCTCTGCATTTTTAGATTTTCCAAAGAGGTCTTTGCCTTTTTTTAATTTTTCAGCAAGACCTTTAACACCAACTGTCTTGGCTCCTTTTTCAGCAACCTCGTCAATTTCCCTAGCAATGATCTTGTATGCGTCTCGGGCTATCTTTTCTTTATCAGTCACTTCAAGGTGACTTCCCTTGCCCCAGTTAGAAACTTTTCCAATCTCTTGCTTAAGAGCCTGTGCCTCTCTTAAAGGAAGGTTCTTTTCGCCACGAATTAAAATTGACTCCAAGGTGTTTTCGAGCTGATTGGTATCGGCTCTATTAATAGGGCTTCTATAAAAACCACCTGCGGCGTCATCAACTTTTGAAGCAACCTCAAGGGGCTCAAATGTACTCGCCCCGGCGTCATCAATAGTCTGGTAAACGTCACCCATCATTTTACCACCTTTGTTTTTTATAGCGGCATTCTGATTGATCATGTCGTCAACATTTGATGATATTACTTTATTATCTAGGGCGTATCTTCCGGCCTCTTTAACCTTGTCATAACCAAGCTTTTTAATTGTACCTCTTTCGGCGCCAAGTGCTTTTGCAGCAAACTGCTCTGCCGCATCGCCGGCCTTGTCAGACAAAACTTTTCCGGCTCGAGAAATAACAGGCGTTGCTTTTTCAATACCCTTACCGAGGACACCACCAACTGCGGCTCCAGTAATCCCGTCACCAACAATTCCAAGGGCTGTATCTTCTTCACTGGCTCCTAGGCCCTGAATACCACCGTAAGTCATTCCCGCTTTTGCAAGAGAAGCACCTTTGGTGAGCTTATTAATTGGAGAGGCAATCGCGCCTCCAATATTAGCAATTGAAGCTGTGCCAGGGTTGTCTTTCAAATCTTTAGCCATTACTCCGCGCTCAGAATCAAGGGCTTCGTTATAAACTTTTTTAATATTTTCCCAACTGAGTGTTGGCCCCTCTTCTGAAGCTTTAAGGTCTGATATATCCCCCACTCCAAGGTTTTTTAATCCAACGACACTGCCTGCAGCCTCAACGCCCGCAGAGATTTCATCTGCAAAATTTCCAGTAGCGCCCTGATTAAAGCCGCGAATAGCAGAGCCAAGCATTGAATTGTTTTGCTCACCCTTAAGCTCTACTTCTGAAGGCGGTGCTGAATCCCAGCCACTGCCCGGAATGGCCGCAAACGATTCGAGCTCTTGTTGCTGTGGCGGCGCTTGATCCCAGCTCATTAGTTGCCACCTGCAACGCCAGACATTCTTTGCTGCTTAATTGCATTAGCTTGCTCGGGCGAAATTCCATGATTTTTAGCATAGTTTAAAACATCTTCACCAAAGTTACCGGCTGTTCTTGATGCTGTTTCACCAATTGAACTAAAGCCCTGGAGCGTTCTATTTTCTTCGTAGTATTTGGCCTGGGCATCTTGAGAGGCTACGTTATCGCGAAGCTCTTTAATTTTTCCCATAAGGCGGTTTGCATTGCTCTTATTATCAAGCGAATCATTCCAGTACTCTCTTGCGGCAGCTTCACGCTCACCATCAGATAGTTGGCCACCAAATAATTCTTTTAGTGTTTTGTTAGCAAAGTTTCGAGCATCGTCTCTGCGCTCAATGGCTGTTCTTGATCTAATTGCATCCGGTAACAAGGCAGCAATACGCCCTCCACCCGACTCTCCAAATCCAGTATCGGCAGCAACTTCTTTCGCCAATTGTTCAAGCTTATCTATAGTATTTACAGCGTTGTTGCGCCCAGTTGCTGTATAGTTTGTGTATTTCTTAGCATAATCTTTATCGACAGCCTTCTCACCCTCCGAGAGCTTTATCCCTTGAGGACCCTTGCCTGTGGCCTTGTTAGCAAGCTTGGATTCGCCCAGCTTTAGTGCCCTATCTTTTTGACTTAACTGTCTGTCTGTCTGGCCCATTTGGCGCTCTTTATATTGCATGTTAATTTGTTCTTGAGCCGAGAGTGTTCCCGCCTGCATCTGCTTAACAAAGCCCGGGTCATAGTTTGGTGGCATGTTGTCTGTTGGAAGGCCAAATTGTTTAGCCTGTTCTCGTGCCGTCTGGTAAGAGCCCTCGTCATGAATAGACCATGCAAGCTGTTTTGCCATACCAATCTGTTTCGCTTTCTTTTCAAAACTGTAAGCCTCTTCTTCGCGACTTTGTTTTGTAAATCTTTGCTCCGTTTTCATAGCAAGTCCCGCATCCTCTTTATAAAGATCAGAAAGGGCCGCTTGCTTGTTAAGGGAGCTAGACCCATCGAGATTTTGCACCACATTTTTTTTGTAAATATCTTGAAGTCGTTGCCGTTTTTCGCGCTCACCACTTCTCTGCTCGCCCTCGTCAACCATGTTTTTAAGAGACAACGCCTTGGCGTAGGATTGCATTGGATCAATCTTTTGAACTGGCTTTAACATTGAATAAATACTTGTATCTATTGGCACGATATATCCCCTTATCTATTCGTCATTTGGTAAGTCATCCACGTGTTCATTCCCGTGTTTGCTAAATTACCGACCATCTGTGAGTTTGCGTTTGCCGCCGCCATTCCCGCAGCACCTTGAGCGTTCGCAGCGCCCATGACATTATTGCCGTAGCTGTTAGCGTAGTTTTGACCAGCGTTTGCAATTTGAGTATTTGCCGCTTGCCCGACACCAGCCATTCCCGCGTACTTGTTGTATTTAGAATCTCGGTCGTTGTTAAACCTGTTGTAAGCATTATTGTATTCGCCCGAAGCGTAATCTTGGTTATAACGAGAAAGTGCTTTCATAGTGCCGCCACTCATTAAGCCGCCACGAGCCGCAGCTCCCCGCTCCATTGCCTTATTGGCTTCGTCCATTCTAAATTGATAACCAGGGTCTTTTTGAAAATCGTCAGCATTAAAACTTCTCGTTAAATCAGACATGTTGTTATTGAGATAACCAAGGGCTTCTTTGCCCGCTTGTCTCCAAGGCTCCTGATCTGCACGCTGCTGGTTGAACATGTGCAGTTGTGTTTCGTTTGCGCTATTTGCAGCGCTCGTTTGTGCTGCCCCAGCGTCTCTTGCGGCACTTCTCTGCTGGTTAGAAGTGTAAACTGATGCTAAGGCCCCCAGACCCATTCCAACCCCTGCTACGACTGCCGCTGACATAAAAATCCCTCCATGGTTTTTTGCACCTTTAACTCTTGCGGCGCTAATTCTACTGTTTCAAATTCCTCTGAAAACAATTCTTCTTCTATTTCTTTTAGATCTGTTTTTTCTGTGGCGTGAACTGTGGTCCAGACTGTGTCTTCGTGGGCAAACCCAACTCTTTTTATTCCGGGCCTTGATGCACTTGTAAACGGTGCTCCAATTCTTTTAATACCGTCTTCGGTCACAATGGTGATATTTCCCATTGAACAAATATTTATATTTTCATGAAGATGAATTTTTCCGGTTAAAACTGTATTCTTGGGAATGAAGATTTCCCTTGTATAGAGACCTTTAGAAAAATAGTGTGTCGTTTCGAGCTGAATTTGAATATCTGAAATTTGTTTGAGCTCGTCTTCAAGTTGTTGAATCAGGCTTCTCATTTTTACCCGATCATTTTGATGCTTAACGAAAATATCAAAGTTCACAGTCATCGGCTCTGCTGGTAAGTTTTGCTGGAATATTTGTAATTCACTCACGAAACCTCCCGCCCTGATGCTCTGATGACAATTTTATCACCCGTGCTTGCAACCACACTAATAAAGTCGCCTGTATTTAAAATTTGATTTTGTAATTCTGTGCAATCTCTTGTCAGTCCCGCAGCGATTGAAACTGTTTTTAAAATTGTGTTTGACGTGCCCGCAGTTGATCCAAAAGGAACAATATAAACCGTCAGAGTAAGGGCGCCAGAGTCGGTGTTTGTAGCCGTGAACTTATCAATAATTGAGCGTGTATTTCCTGGCGCCTCATACACTTTTGTTATGACATTTGGTGCCCATCCCGCATTTACGAGCGGTTTTGCTATAACACTCATAGTGTTGGCCCCTGATCGAGTCCGTTTTCCATTTCAACCACTCTCTGAAAAAGCTCTAAAATAAACTTTTCCCATGGCCTTGTTAAATAACCAATTTGGTTTAAAAGCTGAGTTTTAAAAGGAATGGATCTAAGACGGCTTGTCATTAGTTACTCCCTTGAGCCAAGTCAATTTCGGCACCAATAATGGCCACCTTTACCGGGTCTGTTATTGTAATCCTGAAAACTCGGTCTCTCGAGTAACCAAGCCTGCGCCATATAGCGCGTTTAAGTCTTCTTCCTATTTTACCAAAAGAAACCCACTTCTCATTTGACCAAGAGTGACCGCCGTCATCAGAGTACTGAAGCATGGCTTGCGGATCATGACCTTGGGTTGAAATGGCACCATCAAGCCCAACACCAACCTCAAGGTCTAATTGAAATGAATTGTAAAAAACTCTCTTGAGCCCACTTGTAATATGAGGTGCGACTCTTTGTCTGGTGATTTCCTCACCATCATCCGTGTATACATCCGAGCTTAACTCATAAACCTTGCCGTTTTGATAATCGCCAACAACGTGAGTACCGTTAAAAAATGAGTGGTTAATAGCTCTGTGTCGCTCAAAACTTCCGTTGTTTGTATAGGCTCTCTCGTGCCAAAGATTTGTTGAGCTATCGAAAACCCATGAGGTCTCAGCACTAGAAAAGTTTAAAACATAAAAGTGGTGGCCATTTTCTTGGTAAGTATAAGCAACAGCGTCACTGATTGTGCCGTAACTTTTTATGGCCTGCTCAACGGCGTGAGTTGAAATTCTTTGTGGCTGATAGCCTCTTGCCTTGTAAACAATCCCATTACCTTTATCGTCACTTCCAATCCAAAAAACCTCGTTATTCATTTTTTGAACACTAAAAGCAGCGGCACAACCGTGCTCTATAAAGGCACCTTGAATCCGTTCAAATGGAAAATCAGCATTACCAGAGTTGTAAAAGACCTCTGTCGTTTGCGTTCCAAAAAGCCACAAGTCTCTGTGGTCGGAAATGATTGAAATAATGTTATCGGGATTACCTTCGGCTGTTGCAAAATCAAGGGCATCAAAAGTTACCGAGTTAAGAGCACTTATAAAAAATCTGCCCGTGTCTTTCTCGTTGAAGATAAAATAACCGTCCTGATAAACAACAACATCAGAAACTTTAAAGTCAGGGTCAACAAATTGAGTTAATATGCCAGTCGACATAACAACCCCGTAACCCTCTTGACCGTCAACAATTGCTAGCGTAATTCCATTATCAGCCATACTGATTTGCCCAGAAGACGTTAGGAGTGATCCAATAAGATCTTCAGAGTAATCCGAATTGAGGCTATAAACCTTATTACCGCTCACCACATAAAGCGAGCCATTAGAGCCCCTGTGAATACCGCGTATTGGGCCATCTCCGATTGTGTTTTTTAGGGCTAGACCTGGAGTCGTCACAAAAGAAGCCACTTCGCGCTCTTTACCAGAACCAATCTCATTGATTTGTGGAAAAAGGTTGATACACCTTTGGCAATCGTAATTAACCGACTGAAGTGTGTAACTAGGACCAATGAAGCCAGCTAAACGCATCTACTCACCAGTCCTGTAGTCATAACTAGAACTTCTTGGCGATAACGTAGCCGCATCACATTTTGAGTAAACAGGCTTAATGTTTTTTCTTTTAATAACTTCTTTTGATTCCATAGCTCCCATAACAACAGAGCCCATTGGCTCCTTGCCATACTCTGGCGCAAGCTCCATGGCTAAATTATAACGAAGGGCCTTCATATAACCTGGCGGTAAACTCAACTCAGTGTTGAGGCTTGCAAGGGTAGCGAGTGGCTTTTCTGAATAAATAACAATATTCTTGCCTTCACTTGGCACAGGGTAGAAATTAATTGTCTCAAGAGGTGCTGTGCCCTCAGTGTAAAAGTGAGTTGGCAGAGTGCTATCTACTGCCTTAACAGTAATGCTTGAGAATTCATCGACTGTGGTCATTTTTAAAGGCAGTTCAAAAGGAGGGTTTGCACCACTTTCTTGAACTAGAATCCTAATAAACTCAACAGGCCTTGTTGTGTCGAAATTACCGCCACTTCCCATCGTGTAAGACGCCTGGCTCACAACGAGCGGGAAAACTTCTCTCGCTATGTTTGGAATAAGCAGGTTTTCATTAGACCATGACTCAATCATGTCGTTTAAAGCAAAGAGAGCATCAGCGGTTTCTTCAGCGGGAGGCGTCTCGCCCGTTGCAAGGGCTCCGATAAGTCTTAATGATCCCTTGATCAAATCTCTTGCCGTTGCCACTTAATAAGCACCTTCAGCTAACTTTATAAGCTCTGCTTTTTTCATTTTATCAATGTCTTTTAAGGAATAATCAAACTGCTCAACTAAAACTTCTTTTAGCTCACTCACCTTAAGGTCGTTATAATCGAAGTACTCCTCAATAATTTCTTCCTTGATTTCAACCTTTGTTTTTGGTTGACCAAATGCCGCTGGCGTGTCTTCCCAACCCTTGCCCAGGTCGCGCTGTTCTTCTTCACTTTTAACAATGACAGCTTCTTTTTCTGAATGATAAAGCCATTTCGGGTAACTCACTTAAACCTCCAGTAAATTAATTAAAGCCCCCCGATTAAGAGGGGCTTTGTTAACTTACCCTTGGATACGGCAAGCTAACTCTGGATAAAGTGTCTTCCATCCGTAGAGGACGTCTAAACGACAAGGAAATTTATCGTTGTTGATATCGTATGCGCGAACCATACGAACACTCATTCCTAGTTGCTTGTCACTAACTCGAGCGGCCTTATCAACCCCACCTGGAAGTGGAAGATCAGCACAAGCTAATGTAAAGGCGTCTCTATGGTAAGCCATGTGAGCCGGACTAATTGCACTGGCAGCACCTAGCACTGTGATCGCAGCGTTATCAGCAGGAGCCGAATTAACAGTCTGAAAAGCACCACTTGCGACAATTGATGGGCTAATTCCAATAGTCTTAGCTCCACTTGTGTCAGAAATTGCAGCTGTAACAACAAACTGTCTTAACTGACCAGTAGACTGACGCGACTGTGGGTTAACAGCATAAACACCGGCGATTGTGAAAACATCACCTTGAGCGAGAGCTGAAGCACCTGAAGACCAACCATCAGTTACTAAAGAAGCGCCGGCTTGATCAGCACCGTTAACTAATGGAGTACCGGCATAAGCACCAACTGTGTGAGTGTTGATGTTTTGATCCATAGACCATTTAAAACCACCAGCTAAGCCCATGTTACCGTCTTCATACTGAGATTTAATCTGGTTTGAAGACTGAAAAAGACCCTTAAGAGCGTCAACGATTTCAACCTGAGCATTCGGGTCAATACATACTGAGCGCATACCATCACGTGGAGCCGCTTCATAATCCATTTTCGCACCGGCTTGTAAATAAGTCTTAAGGCTTGAAGGGACAGTCGCTGGAGTTCCAACAGTGTTGTAAACATTTTTATAAAGAGCAAGACCGTCTCTGTCGATTTTGTTAGCAACAGTGGCCATTGCAGGCTTTAAGATGCGCTCAGAAAAATCATCAATATCAAGAGCAAGTTCTTTAGAAGAAAAGTTAAGGTCAACACCAAACTGAGTATCAAGTTGTAAAGGAACACTAGTCTCTGTGTGATCTTCTACAGAAAGGGTTGCTCCAGTTCTACCCTGATAACGAGCTGGTTTGCGAACGTTAAGAGTGTCACCAATCTTGGCGCCCTCAATTGCAAATTTCTCGTCATACTCACGGTTTACACCTTTAGCGAAAGTTAAGTTGTTTTCTAGCACTCGCAACGCTTCACGAGTGATCATAGAAATAGTTAAATTAGTATTAGCCATTTTTAAAATCCTTTATGGTTTTGACTCTCTCTATAGCGCTTGTAATCCTGGTAACTCATTTGATCCGGTGACTTAGTAGACACAGAGCCTTTTTTAGAACTAACGGGGTTAATGGGGCGCGGAGCCTTGGTTGTTTTAGTTTCGGTTTTTTTAGTTTCTTTTGAGGATTCTGGTTTTTGGGTTTTTGCTTCAAAGCGCCCGATAGCACGAGCCGCAGCAACAGCACCTAGACTACAAATCCTTTTGTATTCTTCAGGGTCTTTTGCCAGGTTGTACATTAATTCAGGACCGTCTTCTGATTCTAAAATACACTGTTGGACAGCAACAGACATCGGAATGTCGTCAACGTCTTCAATTACATCTTTAAAATCTTCAACGGTTTGAGAAAACTCACTCACCTTTTCGCGAAACGAAGAAACTTCTTTCTCGTGCTCCGCTTTTATCTGACGCTCTTTGTTGTCTCTTTCTCGAGCCTCAAGCTTCTCGTCGACTTTCCAGTCAGATAAAGCTTCTATAAACTCCTCATGAGTTTCAAAGTCGTCAGCACTAGGCTTTTGGTTTTTCTCAACGCTCTGTTGAGTGGTCGACTCTTTTTCAGTATCTTGAGATTGTTTAGCCAGGGCTTGCTGCCGCCAGTATTCAGTCTCTTGCTCCGCAGCCGACAATTTACTGTTCAGCCTGTCGATTCTTCTCTTGAACCCACGCTTTGGTTTTGGCTTTTTTTCAGCCTCAACCTCAACTTCTTCTTCCTCAGCTTCTGAAGTGTCCGACTCCTCAGCATCCTCGTTTTCGTCTTGCTCTTGATCTTCTTGAACAGACTCGGATTTATCTTCTTGAACTTCCTCTTCTTTGGCGTCCTGATTTTCTTCAGACTTAGCCTCAACAACAGGTTGCTCTTGTTTTTTCTGATCACCTTGAGCGGCAATCACTTGATCGTCAGTATCCGTTGTGGACGTAACTGTAATAGACATAGGTTTCTCTCCTAGAGTATTCCTGGTGTAATCCCACCAGTAAGAGTTGGTATTTCAGGGTCCATGCTCGATTGAGCTCCAGCCCCGTTATTATAATTTTGTTGTTTGTCTAATTGATTGATTTCAGCCCTTAAAAGCTCTCTTGAATCGGTGCCGTCTTCTTTTAAAAGAGCAATGCGAAGATCGGTTTCTGCTTTAAGCATTGCCAACCGTTCCCTTGATTCAATCTCTAAAGATTTGTTTTGTAGTTTGTCTTGAGCTTGATTTAACTGCTCAGTCATCTGTTGAATCATTTGATCCATTTGAGCCATTTGCTGTTGAGCTTGTGGTGGCACTTGTTGTGCGCCCTCTTCACTATTTTCTGGGCCCACAACTTCAGGTGGGATTGTGCGCTTAAGGCGCTCAGCAATTTCTTGAGACCCTGGCCAGTCCATGTTCTTGACCATTAAGTCACCGGCAAACTGTGCAATTTGCGGGTAGCTTGAGGTAAGTGAGAGCATGGCCTCTACAGCCTCTTGTCTTTTTGAAGCGTAACTAGGGCCCGTAGCAACCGTGACATCATACTTGCCGTGGCTGAGCATAAACTCTTTTGTCTTACCCCTTTCTTCAAAGACTTGATTGATTGCCACAATCTTTTCCTCGTCGTCACTTCCAACAATTCTTACCGTTCTTGGTGTGTCGTAAATCTTAGGAATGAGGTCAATTAAAATACGCCCAAGGTGGCGGAGTGAGCGCGAAAGGTTATCTATGTAGTGAAAGTTGTTTGTCTGCGCTTGGTGGTTTCGCCTTTGAATAGCAATTCCACTATTTTCGTTTGATCTATTACCAAGCGAAGCATCATAAATTCCCGTTGTGGCCTTCATGTCTTCATTGGATTGCATTCGAGCATTTGTGATCGCGCCAACAGGTGCCTCGTAAACATTACGTTGCGGTGCTGGTGCCATTTGCCCGCCAATGGTTTTGGCTTTATATTGAAGGTAAGCGTGATTTCTTGTGTTGGCTGTTTTCCAAGCGGCCTCATGCCCCTCAAACTGACCCTCGACTCCAATGAATGGAGCGCGTGGAGCTAGAGCAATAGTTTCAGTCTCACTTGAAGCCCAGTAGTTGTACATTCTTTGAGGATCTTTAGCGTGACGAATAATACCTTCAAGACGCTTTTCGCCATTCAAGTCTATCTCGTCACCAAGAACAGGGATTACAGGTATGTGTTGACCGGCCCACTCGTTTTCTTCCAAAACCTCAAGGGCATTAATTTTGTACCACTTAACAACGGGTATTGAGGTCATTCGAGAGTCGACAATAAATATCTCGTCAGGATCTATAATTTCTGAAGACATCACTTCAGCCTTAGTGCGAACACCCTCGGGCAATTCTGATTTCTTAACGATTCGTTCATTGCTTAGAAAAACAATCTCAACTTCTTCATGCTTTTTACAAAAATATTCTGCAACGCGAATTGTTTCAGTACTCACCCAACCTGGAGCTCTATCACCAACTGATCGCCAGTCGTTCATTGAAGCCATTTCTGAGTCTTTATACTGAGATTTGTACTCCTCTACCGGTATGTCTTCAAAAACAAAACACCAGTTAGCGTCTGAAGCATCGGGCTCTTGGTAGTAAGGATCCATGTAAACTGAAAAAGCATTCTTAATTCTTTTGATTTTAATTTCTTGCTCAAAAGACATGGGAGATACGTAATCAGTAATGACTCTGAAATAACCAAACCCTTGAGTCGCGGCACTTTCAAAAGCCGTATCATAAGCAACATCAGCATTTGAGTTGTATTCAATATGTCTGATTAAGCCTTGCAAAACTTCGGCAATATCTTTGTCGCCATAATCATCAACAGGGCTTACTTTAATCGAGGGTCTGTTTTGCCTTTGATCATTTGTAACCTGTCTAATGAACTGCGGGAGTCTATTGATTGTTAAACAAGGTCTTGAGTCTAAATCTCTTGAGGTTTTAATCTCATCAGGCCACTGCTCACCTGCTCGAAACCTTAAGTCATCAAGGGCTTCTTCACGGATCTTTATCTCAGCTTCTTCAGCTAACTTAAAGCGCTTTCGTGCTATTTCGATAATATCTTTTTTTGAGCTCACAAACTGAGTTTAAGAGACTGAGTTTGTATTCAAAGTTTAATGAAAAGTTAATGTTTTATTAATTATTAGCCCATCCAATTGTTACCAGAGGAGGAGGCGTCATAAGTGTATTGCTCCTCGACTCGCTTAACGGGCTTTGTTTTAGCTCGCTCTATTCCCGACATTACAAGGTATCTCAAGGCGTCCATTATGTGATCTTTGTCTTTTACAATCTTGCCTTTTTCATCGCGTCGGTAAATTCTAAACTCACCCAAAGTGTTGTTTAAGCTTTTAAAAATCTTAAGTCTTCCACTCGACATTCGCTGCCACACTTCATAAATACCAGACTCAACGCCGTTAAAGGCTGTTTCTAGATCAAGGCCAAGGTCTACGTAATCTTGCATAAGTTGCGAACCATCTCTCTGGCCCCTGCCTCTTGCCGCCGGATCTATAACGCCTGGAACCCACTCCCCTCGAGCCCTAATACTTTGAGCGTGTATCACCGGCTCAGCTTGACCCATATAGTGTTCACTATAAAGATAAAGAATATCACTCTCCCTATCTAAGGCCCCCCAAAGAGCGGCGGTTTTGTTCCAACCAACATCAAGGGCGTAACACTTTATAAAATGATCGGGGATTGGGAAGTCATCAACCACAAGGTCTGTTTCAGGTACGGGATAAATAGCGCCACTCCCAAGTTGTGGAATACCTTTTGATCTTGCATCCCTTTGGTGCGGTGGCATCGCGGCCCACAGCTCGTCTTTTTCTTTTTTAGATAAGTGAGGAGCATCATCCCATGTGGCCATGACAACAAACTTTGCACTCTCTGATTTTTCTTTTAATTTACCGCCAGGCAAGAAAGACAAAACAACGTCACTTAAACCCTTTAACGGCGTAAAGGTTAGGAGCATAAGCCTTTGTGTTGCCTCTTCCCCATCAGTGTTCATTGTTCTAAGCAAGCACTCAGTATAAATGTCTTGTGGTGGTTCTTCATCAAGCCAAATCACATCGACCTTTGTTCCCTGAAATGACTTTCGCTTTTGATCATAAGACTTAAAAGAAATCTTACTCACACCACCGCTTGCGTGCTTAACATAGACCGTCTCAAAGGCCTCACCAACACCTTGCTTTGTGGTTTTCTTTAAGATTAAATCTTGAGGTATTAAGCCTGTTCCAATCGAGTGATACGGCCCTAGTAGCTTGTGCTGGATAATATCTCTAACGGTTGTGTTCGTATCACCTGCGGCCCATGCATCAATAGGTCGATCGAACCTCGTGCCCTCCCACCAGTCGGGATAAAGACCAGTGAGATGTAGGGTCATTTCGTAACCGCCAACCCCTTCCGTTTTCCCGACCCTGTTGGCTGCGAGCATTAACCGCTCTCTGTGATTAGGGCCTGCCGCAAAGAATGAGATATGCTTTTTGTAAAGTTCTCGCCTTAACGGCCCCTTGTCCGGGTAATAAGAAAAGAGGCGTTGAGTTTTCTTGCGCCGCTCTTTTTCTTCCAAAAGCTTTAAAACTTCGAGCTTGTTATCTAAACTCACCGGCTATCCTCGATCTCTAATTATTTTTAAGATCTCTCGTCGAGGATTTTTGGAATCGTAAAGCCATTCTTCGCCCTCTTCTTCTCCGCCGCCTCTTTTAATGAAATAATGTTTGGCTCGCTTTGAGAGTCTTTCATAGTCAGTGTCATCCATTCTTTTTCATGTGCTCAGCGATTCGGGCATCAATTTCTTCTTCGCTGAGGTCTTGGTAGTTGTTCACAATTGTGTCGTGTTCATCGGGCTGCTTGTCACGCCAACCAAAGCGATTTTTCATGTTAAAGGTCCACATGGTTGAGTTGATCGAAATACTTTCGGAGCTCCCATCGGCATTGCGAATAGAGCGCGAATTAAGCCCGGCAATTCCTGCTTTATCCCACCACAAAAATGATTTCGAGGTGCCAATACCTTTGGCCTCAGCAAACTCTTCGTTCGCCTCAAACCAAGAATAAAGAGTCTGGCGGCAAATGCCAACAACTCCAGCAAAGGATTCGAGGCTTAGGCCTTCTTCCATATGATCAATTAATTTCTGACAGTATTCTTTTTTGTATTTAGTAATTCGTCCCATCTCTTTAAAATAGACCATGAGCCTTAAACCTAAAGATTAATATATGATTAATGTTTTATTAAATTAATATTCCCTTGATCTATTATCTCGCCGTGGTTTTATAGAGTCATGAAAGTTGATGACTTAAAGAAAATTGAAAATGGTTCTTCAAAAACAATCGCCTGTCCTGTGCCAGAAAAAACTCACTTTATTATGAACATGGTTGCTACAAATAAAGGCGTGACTGTTGCTAATATTCTAAGGCTTTTAGTTAATGAGTTTTTAGAGGAAAACAAAGGTTTTATTGACTCCATTGAGCCTAGTGAAGAACCTTTAAACTATCTTCCTCCTCATACTGATAACAATCTTCCTTTGGGCTCTGCATAGTTGCACTTAACACTTCGGCCATAAAGTCCCTTAGAATTATTGCCTTGGGCCCACTCACTCGAGCCTCACTAAAGGTATTTTGATTAGGGTTGCCCCAAACCATCCAAAGCTTACCGCTTCTATCTTCAATCCGTGCAAAAAAGTTTGAGTTTTCAATAAAGGTCAGTTTTTTCATCCTTAAATTTCCCTATAAAAATAAAGCACTTCTTTTTTACTCGATGAATCAGCCCATCTGTGCTCGGGCTCGTACAATTTAAAACCACAAGCCGCTAAGTTATTAGCACTCGAAAGATTGGTATCAAGCGTGTAGGTTATTACACTTCTTATGCCCTCACGTTTGCAGTAACTAAGCCTCACCCCGATAAGTCTTTTATGAATGCCAAAGCCTCTGGCTGACGGCTGAAGACCTGCGCGTGAAAAGAAAACACTGCTGGGCTCATACTTAAGGTGCCTTAAACAAGCAAAGCCCACTGGAAGATCACCTAAATAAACAACCCAACAAACATCTGTGAAATCTAAAGGTAATGGGTCCTCTGGGAATATCCTGTCATTTAGCTTTGAAATGAGCTTAAAGTTCTTAGTCTCTCTTATTTTAATACTCATACGAGACGCCCTATCCAACGCTTATTTTTATCTAAAACCATGGGGACAGAAATAGGCCAGCCGTTTATAATGGCAAGTGAGCCTAGAAGTGGACTCTTTAAATTATTTTTGTTGTAAGCCATGGCCATTGATGTGTTATCAACTAAGCAACCCGTTTGCGCCGCCCAGAAAACACCCGCAGCACTTTGCCAATACTCCACTCCCATTTTTTCGTGGTAATGCCCTTGAACGGCACACATTCCTAAGCTTTGTGAGAGCTTTAAAACTTGGCTTGTCTTGCCGTGGTGAAAATAGACAAGCTGCTTATTGCTCATTTCAACCGTTAAATCATAGTGCCAGTTCCAATCAGGCCCAACATCCCATGCTTCTTGGTAATTCTTAAAGAAGTCTTTTGGGAGTCCCATGGACTTTTGTTTGCGCCAGTAAAGCGAGCCGTGGTTACTTTCTATTAACTCCATTTTGGGAAATATCTTTTGCAACTTCTTAAGCCCAGTGCGAGCAGCTCTAAACTCATGGCCTGGACTTAGTAACTCGGGATCAGGGTCATGGTAACTCCAGGCGTGACCGTCAGTTTCATCACCTATATTTACAACAAGGTCTGGTTTATAGGCTTTCATGCAGAACTCGAGAAATTTCAAAGCATCTTGATGCTGGTAAGGAAAATGCTGATCACCGATGACAAAAATTGACTTAAATAATCCTTTAAGTATCTTCACAACTCAATCACACCAAACTAAGAGACAATTAACAGGCTAGCTAGCCCATTTAGAAAATGTTTATACTATATTAATTTGTCTTTCTAAAAACTCTCTGTATTAAAATAAGGTTATGAGTAATGAAATGAAGCATGAAAAACTAGAATATAAACAAATAGGAATAGCAGGAGCCAGCGGTGCAACAATAATTGGATTACTTATGGCTTTTCAAAATCAAGGCGTTGAGATGATTTATAAGAATCAAGCGTCACAAGCTCAAATAGTTATCGAACGAACAACAGCAAACACTCAAAGAATTAATAAACTTGAGCGCACCGTTAGCAATTTAAACGGCAAGATTGATCGGGGCTTTGATTCAATAAGAACACAGCTTAGAGATGAAACATCAAAGATTTCTGATATTATAAGAATCTCGGCGGGCGATAGATACACCAAGTCAGAGCAAAGCTCTTATCAACAGGCTATTGATTTGCGTCTGCAAAGAATTGAAGATGATATAAAAAAATTGAGCAAAAGAAAATAAGCTTGACCCAAAACATAAATATTCTAAATTGAGGATTAACAACAATTGGCGCATTGGTATTCCAGCCTCAAGGGAATGGGTCTCTTGGGGCATTTTTTTTCATGCATTCGTGTGAATACGGGCCATTATGGCATCTAAACTCCTAAAAATTCGTGTATTTCCCATGTTCGTGTGAATTATTATTCAACGCTCCCCCAGCCATCAGAATACTTTACTCTTGAAAGGTTCGATGGCCTCTTGGGCTTTACTTAAAGGATGGGTAGCTCTATCTGCTTCTATGTCGTGCATTTGAACTCCCTCGATCCAGTGGTATCGTGAAACATCCAGCGCTTCAATCAAACCATTGACCAAAGGATTCTTCATCAACATCTCTGGGGTTTGGGCGGCTTTGAAGCCAGTCTCACAACCACGTTTCCAGACAGCATCAATGTTTGTCCCGTAACTAAACAAGCCCATTTGATATTCAATAAACGCCTTACACGCCTCGGTCTGTTCTTTATTCATGGTTTACTAATCCATAAACACTCTAGCCGTTTTCCTGCTTTATCTGCTCTAGTTTCTTTTGTTACTTTTTGCCAGCCAAGTTTATTATAAATGTCATGGTCATAGCCTGAAATAATAACAGCACCCTTTAAAGTCTGTAGAAAATCGGCCAGGTCCTGATGATCTTGCATTGTTAACTCATGCTTATAACGGCCACCTCGCCTAGTGTCCGTTGGATAAGGCGG